GGTGCAGCCGATACGCCAGAGAAGATGCGGCGTAAGGGGTCGTTCTTGACGAGATTCTTTACCAATCCGTCTGGCCCGATGAAGAAGCCCAGCGGAGAGCCAACTAGATTGGCGTTGTCAGCAAAAGCATGGGGCGAACCAGTGCCAAGCGACCGTTCTGCCGCAGCAAAACTGGCAGCAAAAGGCAGGGCTTTATTGAAACGATACGAAGCGAGTAAAAAATAATGGCTTACTCAGTTGAAGAGATCATCAAGCGTCACAAGACCGCACGGGCAAAGAAAGAATTGTTCCGCGATTTGTATGAAGACGCTTACGAATTCTGCTTGCCCCAGCGTAATCTCTACGGTGGGGAATACGAGGGCAAAAGCCCCGGCCAGAAAAAGATGGCACGGGTGTTTGACTCGACCGCAATCAACTCCATCCAACGGTTTGCGAACCGGATGCAGTCTGGTGTCTTCCCCCCGCAGCGTAAGTGGTGCCGCCTAGAGCCGGGTCCTGATATTCCAGAGGACCGTCGCTACGAAGCACAGGTTGCACTCGACCAGTACACAGAGAAGATGTTCGCTGCCCTAAAGCAGTCGAACTTTGATATGGTCATTGGCGAGTTCTTGCTGGACCTGTCCATCGGTACCGCTGTCATGATGGTACAGCCGGGCGATGATGACAATCCGATCAACTTTACCCCTGTGCCACAGTTTTTGGTGAGCTACGAGGAAGGTGCGAACGGTCAGGTAGACAATGTTTACCGCATGATGCGTATCAAAGGCGAGGCAGTCTTCCAGCAATGGAAGGGAGCTAAAGTTACTGGCGACCTTGCCCGGATGATTCAAGACAAGCCGACTGACGATTTCGACTTTGTTGAAGCTACCATCTACGACTATCGCCGTGGTGAATACCACTACTGCGTGATCCATGAGCAATCAAAGCAGAAGATTTATGAGCGCCTGCTAAAGCGTAGCCCGTGGGTCGTTAGCCGTTATATGAAGGTAGCTGGTGAAATCTATGGCCGTGGTCCTGCAATTACCGCGTTGCCTGACATCAAGACGCTGAACAAAACACTGGAACTCCTGCTAAAGAACGCATCACTGGCAATCAGTGGCGTGTACACCGCAGCAGATGATGGCGTGTTGAATCCGCAGACAGTGAAGATTATCCCCGGTGCGGTTATACCTGTGGCGAGAAACGGTGGTCCGCAAGGCGAGTCTCTCAAAGCATTGCCCCGTGCTGGGGATTTCAACGTCAGCCAGATCGTCATCAATGATCTGCGTCAGAACATCAAGCGTACCCTGCTAGATGAATCATTGCCACCGGACAATATGTCGGCACGGTCGGCCACCGAAGTTGTTGAGCGCATGAAGGAGTTGTCGCAAAACCTTGGCTCTGCCTTCGGACGCTTGATTAACGAAACCATGATTCCTTTGGTATCCAAAATCCTTGAGGTGATGGATGAGAAAGGCTTGATCGTAATGCCGTTGAAGGTCAACGGTATGCAGGTCAAGGTGTCACCAGTGGCTCCGCTGGCAATGGCACAGAGCATGGAAGAGATCAGCAACATCATGCAGTTCAAGCAGCTTGCCGAAGCGTTTGGTCCTGAAGGTCAGATGGCATTGAACAACGGTGAGACAGTCGATTACATCGGCGACAAGCTGGGTGTACCTGCCACACTGCGGATGAGTTCGATTGAGCGTCAGCAGGCAATGGCACAGCAGGCACAGATCGCCGCAGCAATGGCTGAACAGCAAGGTATGGTGCCAGCCGGTGCGACGCAAGTAGTAGAGCAAGCATCGGGTGAAATGGAAGAGGGGATGATGTAATGGACTACGGCAAGCGACCAGACGGTAGCCCAAAGGGCAAAGGATTCTTTGGTGAAATCCCACGCCCAGACGGCAATGTCATGACCGAGGTTAGCATTGGCGTAGGCTTAAACGGCAAGGAAACGCTGATCCCGTTGATCGTCCCGACACTTACCAAGCAAGAGTTGGATTACTTGCGTAAGAGCAATGTCGATTCACCTGACTTTATGAAGAACATACCGCCATCGATCATCGACAAGGCGGTTGATTATGCGGCTGGGAGAGTCAAACAGAACAAGTCTCCCTTTGCTGATTCCACGGAGAAGTTTAATTTGCCAACAAAATAGGGAGAGTTATGGCTGGGTGGGATGATTTAGAAGCAATTCCTACAGTCGATGCGGCTGAAGTTATATCAAAAAGAGAAGAACTAGACCGCTTAGTGCAGCGTGTGTTTGGCACTGAGGACGGTAAAAAATTGCTGCAATGGATGCGAGAAGCTTACCTTGAAAATCCATCGTGGCAACCCGGTGCGGATAACAGTTATGGCTACTGGCGCGAAGGTCAGAACGCCGTTATCCGCGATCTTGAAGCTCGAATAAGGAGAGCCCTGCAATGACAGACACAGCAGATACTGGTGGCCTTCTCGCCGGCGAATCGATTGATTCCGCTGACGAGGCGACAACCCCGGAGGCTGGTGTAAGTGTTCCACATATTGACCAACCAACATCCCAAAACCTGTCCGCTGAGATCGATGACGATCCGCTAGAGCGGCCAGACTATTGGCCCGAGAAGTTCTGGGTCAAAGACAAGAACGAACCCGACCTCGAAGGGCTGGCAAAATCCTACTCGGACCTGGAGAAAAAGTTTCGTGCAGGAAAGCACAAGGCTCCCGAAGGCGGTAAATACGATACTTCCGTGCTGGGCGAGGACATCTCCGATGATCCTTTGGCAAGTGCTTATGTCGGCTGGGCTGCTAAATACGGTCTAAGCCAAGAAGCATTTGACGAAATGGCAAGTCAGTTTGGCGAGATCATGGGCGCTCAGTCCGAGATGACCCAGCAAAGTGCCGAGCGGGAACGGGCATTATTGGGTCCTAAAGCCGATGCTATCATCCAAGGCCATGCCCAGTGGGCAAGAGGGCTGGTGCAAAAAGGTATCTGGTCTGCGGACGACTTCGACGAGTTTAAGGTCTGGGGCGGCACAGCCAAAGGTCTTAACGCTTTGACAAAACTTCGGGAGGCCTATGAGGGCCGAGTTCCTGTAGAATCCGTTCCTCTTGAGGGTGCGCCTAGTAAGGACGAACTCTACGAGATGGTAGGTCGCCCAGAGTACAAGACCGATCCACAATATCGGCGCAAAGTCGAAAAGCTTTTTCAGCAGGCGTTTGGCAGCTAACCTCCTCCTTCGTGGAGACTTCCCCGCTTCGGCGGGGTTTTTTATTTGCAATTTCCAAAAATGTAGTGTATAAGCTTGTCACAAGGACAACCCTTGTGGCCCTTTATAGAAGTGAACCTTCTCGCATTGGCGTGGCGTAAACGCAAGTCGCGGCCCAGTAATTCTGGATAACCAAGGCAAAGAGTGTTTTTTTAACTTTTTGACGAGGTAATAATATGGCAATCTCAGTATCTAATGCCTTTGTTACCCTGTTCGATGCCGAAGTTAAGCAGGCTTATCAAGGCGAAAGCGCCCTGCGTAACACGGTTCGTCTTCGTACAGGTGTAGAGGCTGCAACCCACAAGTTCCCAAAAATCGGTCGTGGTGTCGCTAATGTTCGCGTTCCGCAAACTGACGTTACCCCACTGAATGTAACCTACTCGCAAGTTACTTGCACCCTGTCGGATTACATTGCTGCCGAATACTCGGACATTTTCAACCAAGCTAAGATCAACTTTGACGAGCGTCAAGAACTCGTTCAGGTTGTGTCGAAAGCTATTGCTCGTCGTCAAGACCAGTTGATTCTCGACTCCCTGACGAACTCCGGTACTTCCCTGACAGTTGCTTCCAGCGTTGGTGGTGCAAACAGCAACATGAATCTGGACAAGCTGCTGGCAGCTAAGAAGGCACTGGATGCCAAGAACGTCCCTCCGACTGACCGCTTCATCATCATCCATGCTAACAACCTCGCGTCGTTGCTGGACGAGACAGAAGTGAAATCGTCTGACTTCAACACCGTCAAGGCACTGGTGGCTGGTCAGCTTGATACCTATCTGGGCTTCAAGTTCATCACCATTGGCGACCGCGATGAAGGTGGTCTGGCAATTTCGTCGGGTGACCGTAAAGTGTACGCATACCACAAGCAAGCAGTGGGTATGGCCGAAGGTATGGGCCTGACCACTCGCATCGATTACATCGCAGAGAAGACTTCTTATCTGGTTGCTTCGATGTTCTCGGCTGGTGCTGTGGCTATCGACGCTGAAGGCATCGTGGAAATCACTTGCGATGAAAACGGCGCGTAAAGGAGAGTAATCATGGCATTTTCGATGACTGGTTTTAACACACACGGCGCATCAAAGGCCGGTAACGCGCCATCGATGCACACCTACAGCACGACTGACGCAATTGCTGACGTTAATACCTCCGGGTATTTCAACGGCGTTGCATCGGTTCTGAAGGTTGGCGACGTTATTTTCTGCCATACCAGCACTGGTGGCACTGCGGCAATGTCGATTGTTTGGGTAAACTCAAACACCGGCTCCGTGGTGGACGTAACCAACGGCACGACCGTTGACGCGACCGACAGCGACTAATCTGGTTAGCTGTAGTACCGGGGGCTGGCTTCTCAATGAGGGGTCAGCCCTTTCTTACATGAAGGGTTTGCGATGGCAGCCGGTGATACATCAATTCGAATCTGTTCTGATGCGCTATTGCTGATCGGAGCAAAGCCTATTTCGTCGTTTAGTGAAGGCACAGACGCAGCCAACATTTGCGACCGTATCTATCCCAACGTCCGCGATTCACTGCTACAGCAGTATCCGTGGGCTTTCTCATTCAAAAAAGTCTCACTATCCCAGATTCTT